AAACATTTCCTGCCGCATACACAGAAGAGGGAAGTCTACCAAAGTTTAATACTATAGAGTTTCCTGCACCATCAGCAGTTTTAGAAATAACAGTAGCAGTAATACCTGTGCTACTATTGTCAGAAGAACTTACTACAGCAGTTATAGTTTCTCCTACAGTAAAACTTGCGGATTGGTTGTCTGTTACTACTACAGTGTAATAGTGATTATACCAATGAAAATAGTTGCTACCAGAAGAAGGAGTACGTGCAGCAAAGATACCTTGTTTTATTTCCCCATTAACAGCAAGACCAAGTACTTTGCCTGTGCCAGAGACTGTCCCATAACCATTAGAAAAACCACTAATGCGTCTATATCCACCCTCTAGTGAAGGCTCCATATTAATTAGACTTATAGCACTACCGGGCATTTGAGTTGATTGTGTAAGAGGGTCAACGTTAGTAACAAGACCACCTGCACACACCGCAGCAAATGTTGATAAATTATCTGCCATTGTTAAAACACATTAGATTTAAAATTACCAGATGGAGAGGTACGATTTATTGCAGAAGAAGTTACATTAACAGGTTGATCGAGTATTAATCTTCTCATCATATCAATACCATCTTTAAATTTTTTAGTATGTAGTTGCGCTGATTGTTCGTTTGACCTAAACAACATCATATACATCATAGCACCATCTATTACTACGTGTTTAAATCTATCAGGCACTAAAGCTGTATCACTAAATGTTGTTAAGTCTGCAGGAAATTTATAGTATTTATACTCAACTACATATGCAGCATCAGGTACAGGATAAACACCGAATTTACTTTCTTGAGTTAAGTAAACAAATAAAGGATCATTTCTACCTCCCTCTCCGTTTACATCTTCTACGGGTCTGTAATCTGATAGGTATTGATCGTATGTTAAAAGAGTTAGTTTTCTAGGGATGTTGCCTTCACTTGTAAGACGATTAACATAAAAGGTATCCCAATCTGCTTTAGAATAATCAGCAGGAAAAGCATATTGTCCAGTACCAGCAGTTAAAGTTTGTTCGTATGTAACAAGAGCAAAGGGCCACTCTTGAGCGTCTTGAAGCATTTCACGAATAGAAGAATTAATAGCGTCTTTAGCTAATGCCTGTACATTTTTTACAGTGCCAAAGTCAGCTTGGTCAATTTGAACCTCATTCAAACGCCTCAATAACTCATTTGTTAAATTCAAAAATGTTGACATATTACTCTCTGTTATGTGCGTTTAGCTGGTGAGAAATATAATCTACAAGAAAGAGTAGCACTAAAATTGTGACTACTTGTAATTCTGTGGATTAAAACCTTATCACCTGCATGTAAATAAAGTGGACCAGAACCAATAAATTGTGTGCTAGCTCTTGCTAGTATTTTTTCTTCTAAAACTAGTGTATGATATTGAGTATCATCTGCGTGATATATTTGTATTCCAATGTTAGAATCAGATGCTTGGTCATTAGAAACTAAAAGAAAAACTACTTCTGCTTCATAATTACTAGGACAAGTAAATAGTAGGGTAGCATTATCAGGATCACTAGTTGTACTTGCAGAATTACCTGTTACAGCAGCAAAGTTACTTTCTGTTCTAAACTGAATGCTTGCCATATTTAACTACTCTTAGGAGTACCTGTTTGTGTAGGTTTCATAGAAGCACCACAATTTACATAACCACCTTTACTTAAACCCATAGAAGCACCTTGACCTTTAGCAGACATCATGCCTTGACTAAACCTATTAAGAGAGGAGTTATCGTATCTATCACTATCTTCCATAGGTGTTACATTACCACCCAATGCATACTTACGTTTTTTCATTTTGTTTCCTTGAGGTGTAAATTTGATACACTAATGGGGCCAGTACGTAACCAGCCCCAAAAATTATTTGTTTATGCCAAGAGGTCACGGTCAACTTCTTCGGCTGTCATGTCTTGACCCAAATCTGAAACATCCATAAGGATAGCCCAGAAACGAAGCTTACCTGATGTTACATCAGTTTCAGTTGCAAACTTCACGTCAATTGTGTCAGCAGTAGAAATTACCTGCACCTGAGCAGCCTCAGTAGCAGGGGTTGTGCCATAAGCACCTACTGCACCTCCAACAACATCTAACCCATCAACAAAGACGTCTACCGCTGCGGGAGAACCCCCAGTAAAGCCCATGTCCAAGGTACAAGTACCATCAACTTGAGTTAGAATTTCAATACCTGCTGAAAGAATGACTGTTCCTGCTGGAACATTCAGTACTTCCATAGTATCGTTGGCAGCAAAGTCACTACCTTTAAGAACAATTGCGGCTGCAATGTCGATAGTATTTTGCACCATATACGGAGAACGGCCCCGTACTGAGTTGCCTTGTGCAGCGTGATCTGCAGTTGCTAAATTAGCCATTTTTTATGCCTCCCTTATGCTGCGTTATAACGGGCGGTAACGATTGCTTCAGGACGAAGAATCTTACGACCGTATAGATGCATACCACGAACAATGTCAGCAAAGCTGTCAGGATCACGATATGATTCTGTTTTATTGATCTGCTCTGCAGTGGCTACAGCAGAATCATGACCAGCTACGATAACACCAAAGTTAGCAAGTTGGTTGGCAGAACCTGTAGTTCCCGGTCCAGTGCCTACCGCTGGTAGGTTAGATGAGGAATATACACGGAAACCATGGAAATTGTTAATGGCTAAACCATTACGCAATCCACCTGATTCACCAAAGTCTGCATTCATGAAGCGTGAATCTTCATCAGCAAGAAGCTCCATAAATACTGGATCAACTACAATCCAACGGCCTTGTTTGTCAACTTGTTGTTGATCAAGCAAACGAGCCATACGAGCAACAACCATTGCTGGTGAAGCTGTAGCAGTTGGAAGTGCAGTAGCACCCGGCAAACGTGCAGCTAGAGGGATAGAATGTGTTCCCGCAGAGCCTGTAGTAATGTTGCCAAAGTCACCTTTATGCAGTTGCATAGAAGACAGCAGTTCGTTAGAACCAGCAGTTGTTACTGCTTTGCTACCGTTTACAGAAGTATTCAGTGCATCAGCTTGTGAGTGCAAAGAAGACTGCTTGTAACCAGCCATGTAGCCAAGAACTTCTTGGTCATGTTGATCAGCAAGACGGTATGCAGCACGATTAGTTGCAAGGTCCATGAAGTTGACGTGGCTGTGAGCTTCTTCAATGTCATCCATTTTGAAAGCAAAGTAGTTAGCCTTGTCTACTACCAAAGAAAAATCCTCGTCATCCAAATCTTGAGCATTGACTGTAGTGCCACGCTTATACTGTTGAACAGAGATTTCTGGTTCTTTAATAATTTTGACGGTATCGCCTTGAGCAGCAATCTCGCCCATGTAATCGGAGTTAGTAATGTCTCCGGCTACAGTACTCTTGCGGAAAGCAAGCTGTACTTTTTTTGAGTAGATTACGGGACTAAAATTACCATTAGGTAAATTCCCATAACCTGTTACGGTTGTAAAAGCCATAATAAGTCCTCCTATAAAGTTTAGGCTTTATTGAGCTAAACATTATCTGAAGAGGCTGATTATTTTCTAGGGTGCATACAAAGACTAACTGGCCGGTTAATCTAAGTACGGGCCTATACTTAATACAGGTAGTCTTAGTGTTTTGTTTAAGCTTTAGTATGGGGGATTAGTACAGAAGGTAGACCTAATGGTGGCTTCTGAATACTAATCCCTAGTTATACTAACAAAATTTTATTTGTCAAGTATATATTATCGTGCATTACCAGATAAATCATAAATAAATTTACCTGTCTGTATTGCTTTAGTTATTGCTTCTTCTTGTTTCTCATATTCTTGTGCAGACATACGAGCAATATCAGACTCTTTAAATGAGCCAGATGTATCTTCTGCATCAACAGATGCTTTAGAAGCTTTCTTAACAGTACCAGCAGCAGCTTTACGTTTTGCTGCGTAGTCACTCTTAGTCATACCATTATCTACTTTATATAGATCAATAACACGAATTACTGAACGAGCATCGTCCGAGTTTTCATAAAGAGCATCTTGTACCCACTTAGGTTGTTCATCAACCCAATCATGAAACTGGTCTGATTCTCGTAATTTGTCAAAATCAGGGTGAGAGTCACGAATGTCTTGCTCTGCAGAGGATCGGGATATTTCAGCTTCTTTAGCATCCAGTTTTTGTAGGCGGTCTTCTGCTTTACTAAACATTTCTTGAGCTTTTTTAGCAGCAATAGTTTCTACTATACTTGCTACGTCAGGATATTCTTTTGCCCATGACTCAATGTCTTCATCTGATTTAGGGGGTCGAATGTTTTCCTGACCTAGACGAGCTTCTAATGCAGCAAACTTTTCTTCCCAGTCTTTTTCTTTTTGTTGCATGTGACGCCGTACATCACCATAACGTTTCTTAAAGGACTTTTCCTCACGGCTAAGGTTTTTGTCCTCAGTTTCTTCAGTAGCCTCTACTGCTACTACTTCTTCCTCTTGGGTCTTACCCTCAAGTTCTTCAATTTCTTTTTCAGCTTCTTCAATTCGTTTACGATTACGATTATTATGATTAGGGTTTACGAACCCTGCTGTTTTTGGTTGTTCCATAGTTTGTAGTTCAGGCATATTATTTCCTTATGTTGGGGCCAGCCGTAGCTGGGTAGCCTTATTGTTACTTCTTCTTCTTTCGTCTTTGTACTAAGCCTCCTGTATTAAAATCTGCATACCCTTCAGTAGGTTTAGCTGCTTCTTCAAAATCTTTTTCTGTTCTTCCCCCACTATAAGAAGTAGAACTTTTACTCTTAGAACTTGTAGTAGAACTTGTTGGTGGAGAACCGGGCGAAGGCATTGGTGAAGGGGACTTAGTAGGGTCAAGAGCACCGGGGCGACCTGATTTTTCACCTCTTCCTAGATTACCCGGCCCTTCAGATCTGTCATCTTGCTCTTTAAGTATTGTTTGAACAAATACTTGTTCTTCTGGACTAGGAACATAAGTTGATTCTTGTTCTCTTTGAAGTCTTTCCCTTTCAATAGCTCTAGAGTTTCTATAAGCATCTTTTCTACGAGCCGCTTCACCTATATCACTTCCTGTAGCATCTTCCCAATCATCAAAATCTATATCTTTAGCAAAACTATCTTTATACATATTACCAGAAGCAACTAAATTATATCCAAGGCTATCAAGAGTTTTTTGCATCTTATCTGCCCAAGGATTACCTTTTTCGAAACCCTCTGTTTTGAAAGCTTGATTTATTTCAAAAGTTGCCCTTGCTTTAGCTATACCATTAAGATCATCAATTTTATTAGCAATACCCATAGCTAATCCCGCACCGGGAACAAGAAGCGAAGCTAGCAAAGATTCTTTTTTGTATTCACCCCTAGCTAATTGTTTTTCAATATAACTTTTAGGGTCTGTATAAAAATCCTCATCGCCTTCATACCAACTTTTTTTAAGTCCTTCTTCTTCTTCAGGCTCAGGGTCTGGTCCTTCATCTTCTTTATAACGATAGTTAGGATCAACTACACACATTAAACCATTCCACATCATACCTTTTCCACAACCACCTGCAGGTTCAACTGGGGCTGCAACGTCAGTAGGAACAGAAACAGGTGTTGGAGGTTTTACACCAAAGTCAGGGCTGTATGTTTCAGGCTCAAAGTATGTTCCTCCTACTGTCCTAAACCTATTAGGATTAAACTCTCCTGTTGCAAGTACGCCTTCTGCAGCATTAACTACAGGATTAGTTGTTTGTGCAGGGGAGTTTTGTTTTTGCATTTGTTGTGGTTGTACTTGAGCATTTGTTCTAGTAATAGAAATACCACGTTTTGCAAGCTCTTGCATAATCTCTGGTTTTTGTTGGGCTAAAGCAGTGACTTGACTGATGATTTGATCAATCTTAGTGGGATCAGAGAAAAGACTTTGAGCCATTCCACCTGATGCAAACCCTACTTCCATACCCATACCATTAATACGTTGATTAACTAGAGGATCATTTTGTGCAGTATAGGCTATCTTATCCATAAGACCACCCTCAGCTACACCTGTAACTAACATTTGCTCTAAACCTGCAAGGTCAGCTTCAGTCAAACCTTGCTGTGGCTCAATAGGTTCACCACCTATTCTACCATCAGCATCCATCTGTTGCAAGCCCATTTTTGCTTGAGTACGTAAATCCTCAAAGAATTTTACACCGTAGTAACGAACAACATCAGCAGGTACAACGTACTCACCTTCAGATAAACGTGCAGGTATGTCATCACGTACTTCTTTAGGTAGAGAGCCGGGAGGTACATCATTACCTGATACTGGGTCTCTTGTTTCTGCTCGTCCAAAGCTCATTTCCATTTGGTCTTTCATTGCTACCCCTCCTTGGGCAAACTGTCTTACTGATCCGTCAGGAGACACGTCATATTTTTTAAAGAATGCTTCTAGGTCTATTACAGTACCTTGATTACTTGGAATATCAGTATGTCCCGGAGGATACATACTGTTATCATAAGGCATTTCTACATCACGAGTTACTATTACTTCAGGATAATTTTGTTTAAGTTCTTGAATACTGGCTGGGATTCCTTCATCGTAAATTTGTGTAAACTTTTCTGGGGAAGCACGGTGATCACTAAATCTTAACATAGCAATACGATCTGTTGGGGGAATAACAATTTTGTCTACACCAGATGTTGCAGCTTTAACTATTAAAATTTTAAGCATTTCATCTGTTACACTTTTTACTTGTTTAATAGGAGGTGTTACTGCATCTAAACCTTGGAAGTCGTTTGTATTTCTTTTTAAGCCTTTGTAAGCATCCCTAAGCAAAACTTTAGCTTGTTCAGGTTTTAGTGTAACTGAAAAATCTGGTCGTCCTTTTACTGGTGTAACTTCTGTTCCATCAAGTTTACTTACAAATTTTTCAAAGTGTTTATCTATTTTGTTTTCTTGATCTACAATTTTAGTTCTATAATCAAGAATACCCTGAGTAGTTTTTGTTATGTAGTCTTCTAGTTTTTTAATTTGTTTGTCGTCAGTCTTTTTTGTTACACTTAATTTACCCAGAACATTAACGGTGTCTTCGGGAAAAGATACTTGTTGATATATTAAATCACTGTAAGCATTTATAAGTCTAAAATAACCCTCAGTATTATCAGGGTAATTTACATACCTTGAAGAATATATATCTTCGGCAGAGGTTTCTGTAAAATCAAGTCCTAATTTTTTACGAACAAGGTTTTCTGCAACTTCAGATATAGTGCCGAGGTCGCCAATAGTTCCACCACTTCTGCCCCCAATATCGTCTGCAGTAATTCTATCTCCCCTACCCATTCTTTCTGCATTAGTTTCACTTAAATCTTCTACTATATCTTCAATTAAAATAGGTACAAAATCATCTTTAGCTTTAGATTCTAACCACTCTTGTGTTGCAGCGTTTAATTCTCCTATAGTAGTAGTGTTAAATATTTCTGCTGTATCAGGGTCCATACTTTGCACTCTGAATAAAATCTGTGGAGAAGCTAATGCTTTAGAGTCTAAAAAGGTTAATTGATCTGCAATAAAAGAAGAGTTAGACAAAGATAGGGGATCAACCTTAAAAATAGTTTCTACGTCTACTGGTGGAGGAGAAAACAGCTCTCCTTTAAAAACTTCTGTTTCTGGCAGGTTAATACTAACACCTTTTTCAGCAAGCATCCTTACAGTGTTTTCTATTCTTTTAGCATCTAAATACGCAGGTTTAAAAACTTCATCTGTCTCTACACCTTTTAATCTATCAACAGAAAAACTAATACTGTCAAAAGTGTCACCACCAATATATCCACGCTCTGTAGCATCCTTCATAGTTCTTTCTATGGCTTCGTCAGTAATAATCATTGTATTATTTCTAATATAACCATAATCATTAACAGCAGGAAGATTTATTTTATTTGCTGCAAGAGAACTATCTTCAATAACTTTTTGAACTTTTTTAGAAACCCCACCATAGTAACGTTCAACTGCTTCTTGCATAAACTTAAGATTAGTTTTTTTGTACCCTTTTTGGTACAGATCAGATTGAAACTCTTCTGCTAATAGAAAAGGTTTATTTTCTGTAACATCATTAAAATCTGTTATTGCCCCTGAGCTTGAATACGGAGAGTTTACATTAGGAGTAATAATAGAACCACGAACATGCCCTATGTCATCCCTAGATGAATGTTGTCTTCTTGGAGTAATTTTACCTGCACCTGTAGTAGCTGCAATGTTCATAAAGAAATATTCTTGTTCATCCCCATATGTAAAACCAGCTTTATTTTGTCTTTGATCCAGTTTATTGCGGCTTTGTTCTTGTGCTTTTACTTTAAATTCTTTTTGTTCAACAAGGTCAAGAAGTTCTTCTCTAGTGTATCTTTTACTACTATCAACAAAACTGTCTGGAAAAACTCTTACTGGAACATTTAAATTATTTCGTATCTCTTTTAAAAAGTTATTAGCTGTTATACCTTTTTTAGGTATATTCATTGTCTCTACATAGGAGCTGATAGGACCACTAAGGTTTATAGTTTGTGTTGGGTAAGAAAAAGAAGTATTTGTTTTTGGTTCTAAACGAGTAGAGGGAAATGCTAGTTCTGTTTCTGTTGGCACAAAAATATTATCTTTAACAGGATATACATCATATGTACCGACGTTAAATCTAGCTTTTTTATCAAGATTAAACTGTTGGTGACGAAGATTATCTACTAGTGTTGTAAAGTTATCAGATAAAGCTTCAGAAACCCTGTCTGGAACGGAAACACCTTTAGCTTCAATATCTTCTGAAGCATTTAAAACTAATCTATCAGAATACTCTTTAATTATATCTTCCCCTGAAGAGGATAAAAATTTACTTTGAACACGGGGTTCAGAAAGTTTTTTAGTGTCTAACTTTGAGTACACATTTTCTAAGAAATCTTCTATGTTTACACCGTCAAAAATTTGATTGGCAATAGCAAAACGTCCAGAACGTGCAGGGTTTTTAATACTATAAAAATTTTCCACACCTTCTTCACCAAACGCATCTTTTAAAGATAAAGTTTTATCTAGGTCAGGATTAATACCAATAGATTTTTCAACATAAGGTTTTTCTTTACGTCTGAAAGCACCTACCATACTTCCAACAGCATTATCAGGAAGAGTCTGTGTACTTGCTCCTACAGCAGCACCACCAGCAATATCAAAAACATCTCCCATTTGTACATCTGTAGGACTACGTTTACCTGTAAGTAGATCACCGGGAATACTTGCTGTTTCTACTGCACCTTCTACTATAGCTTTACCTGCACCTACTACCTCTTCTCCTGTGGGTAGCCTTGGGTTTTCTGCATAAGCTTTTACTGCAGGTATAACATCTTCTTCAATCTTTGTACGGGTAGTACGTTGATCAGGGTCACGGGCTACAGTATATCTGTTACCTAAAAATGTTTGATACACAAAATTACCAGCATCATCTTGACCTACAATACGGTCTGACTCACTAGCATCTAATGGTTTTTTAAAGAAAGGTACAGATTCTAACCCTAAAGATTGTTCAGCCATTAGCATTAACCTTTAACCTAAGCTGCTTCAAAGCTTGTAGTGCATGTATCTGTCCCTGTAACCTATACATTATGTGAGATTCATCTGACTGAGAAAACATTTTGTAACTAGCCTCAATACGTTCATCTAGTTCAGCTTCAAATGCTTTCCATGCTTCTGGGTTATTTACTAATAGTTTTAAACTCACTGCATTGGTCCTTGTCCAGTGTTAGCTGAGAAGCCTTGTTCTCCCGGTGTAGGGGCTGTGCCTGTACCTATAGTACCCCCTCCGCTACCTTGAGTATCCTGTACCTGCGCCCCTGCTGGTGGACCCTGTGGGCTTCCTTGTGGTGGTGCTTGTGGTGGAGGTGGTGGTGGATTTTCTTCACGAAACTTTTTAAGTAGTTCAGCTTGTACTGCAGCATCACTCATTGAGTTTACCAATTTGTCAGGGTCAAGGTCCATAGACTTAGCAATCTCACGAACAATATAATCCATCTTAGCAAACGGAGCTAGCACAGGGTTCTGTACCACACCAAGGAATTGCATCAGGCGTTGACTACGTACCTCATTAGCCATTAGACTTTCAGTACCACGTGCTTTAACTTCAAGATCACCTTTAATCTCATCATCATAATCAAACTGCATGTTAAAGTTAAAGAATGCTTTAGCTAGTGGTGCTAGTAGGTAATCGTCTACATTCTTAACTACATTCCGTATAGAACCATTAGCAGCAGACATGAGCATACTAATGCCAGAAGCTGTACGTCCAACACCTTGAACTCCTGTCTGACCATGAGCAAAGCTAGGAAAGCCTGTACTCTCGTCTGCTAATACACGTGCCTTATCAAACATCTGCATGTTCTCATTGGATACGTTGGGGAACTTAGTGCCAAAGATAGCTTGTCCCGGCGCACCACCTTGACGACGAAAGACTTTACCGGGATATACTGATAGATCTTGGCCGGGAACTAGGTTAGTCTCGTCCACCTCAATCAACATATTACCAGATAATGCAGCATTGTCAACAGCCATACGCATAAAACCATTCATTAAGGTCTGTGTATCGTCCATGTTCTCAGCAATACCCACACCAAATAAACTATATGGACTTACTTCATATGGTACTGCATAGTAGGGAATGATAGAGGGAGTAAATGGGTTCATAACTAAACGCAATACTTTACCATTACATACCCAAATGTTTACATTGACTTGATCCATATCTGCTAGTTCTGTGGGGATATCTATGTCATGTCCTTCAAGAACTTCTGTATCTACACTGCCCCAGAACTCAAGGACTTCAAAACGTTCAGCTTTGGATTCCTGAGCATCATCCTCCATAGCTTGTTCCCACCATTCTTTGATGTAAGACTCACCATCAGATACAGCAAGGTCAATAGCATTGCTTCTAAAGAAAGGACGTCTTTTAAGATTACGTAGTTGAGTACGTGACATTTTATGACGTTCTACTACATACTCAGCTTCATCCATGTTAGATGCATCAGGGTCAGGGTAGAAGTTCCAAAGAGATACACTAGAGGTTTGAGGAATAGTTTTAATCGTAGGGGAGTACTCACCCTCTTCACTCCAATTAGCATACTCTTTGTCTATAGCAAACGGACCTTTCATTACACCTGTGCCAAACAAGGCGCATTCAAAGGCAGCTACACGTAGTTGTTTATTTGCATTGGACTCTTCAAGTTGATCATGGATTTTCTTTTCCATTTTCTTAGCTGCTACCATAGCGGGATGAAATGTAACTTCTGTAATAGTGCTACTTTCACCTTCTTTAAGTTCTTCAGCAACAGGAGATAATTTATCAGAAAGACCAGCTAATCTTTCTTTAAGATCAGTCATAGTTTCGCCGGGAAGTAACTTTCGATCCTCTACTGTTGGACCTTTGGCTTTCTTCATTTCATCGTTAGATTCAAAATGTACAGCTTCTACTACACCTTCAGGTAAGGTAGTGGGGTCTACAGTAACTGGAAACTTATTGTTGCCAAAGAGTACTTCAATGATTTGACCATAGGCTGCAAGAACTTTAGTCTTAGTTACTTTAACAAAGACTTGAGATTTTTCTGTAGAAGTAAACTGCACGTCAGGTCCATAAAGACCACGATAATTACGGTAGGCTTGTATCCAACGATTTTCTTCTGTTTCTCTGGCATCAGAAGCTTTTTTATAGTGGCCTTGCACAAGCCCTACAATACTACCTGCAAGAGGATCACTGTATGTATCTTTTTTCATGTCCTCTAAAGAGCTTGCCTCTTCAATGTCCATTCCCATACTTTCTTCAAATTCGTCCATAGTATTTCCTTAATAACCAAACGTTGGGTCACTTACTTGAAACCCTGATTTTTGTGTTGCGGGGTCAAAATCAAATAAACTACTTCGTGGTCTTGTCATAACCCCATACCTAATTGCATCGTATAGGTGGTCTTCTGAGTGTGTATCTACATCTTCAGGATTGTTTTTATCTAAAGGTAGGGCTGGCATTTGTGATATAGTACTGATGCAGGTATTAAAGAATACTAACCGTGGTTCCTCAGTAAACTCATCTACCTGTAATCGTCTGTGTATCTCGTTCTTACCTGCTACCCTTGAACCTCTGGACCTGTCAGCAGGTCTCCATCTGCAACCTCTCATAATCATTTGTTCAGCTAGACTTGGGCCAGTATCCCCACGTTTATGCCAAAGAGATGAGTCAAGCACACCATAACGTATCTTCTCTCCGTCCTCTGCATCTAGTATCATATCAGCTAGATCAGTAGCTATAACCTTTGAGCAATACATCTCACGGTAAACTATGAGTTGTTCATCAGGAGATACTGCAAACCAAACAACCCCTGAGTAAGAACCATATCCATAATCACACGCCCTAAATTTTGACCAGCTTCTGGGTATTTCAAAAGGTTCTATTACGTGTATCTGTCTGTTCCACTCAGGGAAAGCAGCACCTTCATTTACATCCCAGTTACCTTCTAGTAGTTGCTTACGTTGATGCTCAGGCAGTGATAGTAGATTAGCTTCATATAAACCATCATCAGCTAGGTAAGGATTATCAAACAAAGTAGCAGGAATAAACCTACGTTTAAACAGTGGTTGACCCTCTTTTGAGTGACCTTTAGGCCAAGCAATGCGTTCTCCTGTTTCAGGATCAGTAGCATTAAAGCTGGTATTATGTGGGGCTGGGTCTACAAAAGTTTTTTTAACCCATTGATGACCAGCGCCGCCGGGGTTAGTAGTAGCTCTTTGATAAAGATTAAGCCCACTATTTTTAGTAGTACGTAACCTTGATCTCATATAGTTCCAAGGATAAGGGCTAGGCCATTGTGTAAGTTCGTCAAAACCAATCCAATTAAAAGCTTGTCCTTGATATCTTTGTACATCGTCATCTCTGTCTAAGTATGAAAGCCAAAGAGTAGCACCGCTTGGAGCTACCCACGTTTTATCTCTTTCCATAAACTTAATGCCGGGGATTGCTTTGGGATAGAGTTGTTTGGATACTGAGATAAGTTCCCTGAGTTCTTCTGTGCTTCTTCGTACAAGTAGCATAGAAGATAAAGGATTATTAAAATACCTAACAGGATCGGCCAACATAGCAAAAGACTTACCACCACCAGCCGCTCCACCGTATAGTACCTCCTGTTCTGATGCTGAAAGAAAATCTGTCTGAGGGCCGGGATTTGGCTGAAAGATTATCTTTTGAGCTTTTTCAACCTCTATCGGCTGTGGCTTCAGGGCTACGGGAGTAATTGTACTCTCTGGCTCCGATACGGTTTCTTTCAAGGGTTTCCGCTTTTGCCGCCGCTTCTTTGTAGCGTTCAGCGTAATAGCGTTGCGTTGAAGCCTCTGCTTTACGTTGTCGTTCAAGTTTAACTCTTTTCATTAGACCCACATGAGAGATATATCTACCTGACTTTTCACTCAACCAATTAGCTACATCTCTATAACTGTATTGTTTTAAATACTTCTTAGCTTCTTCTAGAGCCTCTAATTCTTCTGGGATTGGCAGAAGTATATCACCATCATCAGGGTCTTGTCTATAACCAAAAGGTACAATCCTACCTACTCTAACGACAGAAAGCCATTCGTACTCATCATTAACCAGTTCTGGTTTAGGTAATTTCCAAGTTTTATTAATTTTCATTTTTAGGTGGTAAAATAAATATAGGGTTTTCAGCTTTAACTTCTACTTTCTCGGTCTTTACAAAACCAGCACGATCTAAAAAGTCTTTAGCTGCAGCCATTTTTTCTTTATTGCCAAGGTCAGTAGGGTTAGTCATAACTTGCATCATTGAGTATGCAGCTTTACTACCAGCAGTGGCAATAAATTTTTTAGTAAGTTCAGTTATTTCATCTTGCAATACCGCAGTAACAGTTGTTGAAGACACAGTATCAGCATAACCTGCAAGACGTTTAGCCCTTACAGGATCACCCTGTGCTGACTCAAATAACACGTCAAGAAATAGTTGTTGTTTTTCCGTAAGTTTTCTCATGAACACTCACACTTTTGACAGGGGCAATCACGATTAAGTAAAGCACACCATATACGTTTTATGTAACCAATCATGTTATTCTCCTATGCTGTTTTACTTTTTTTGCAACTTTCTTAGGTTGAGCCACAAACTGTTTGCCCTGAGCCTTGCCTCTTCGTTTGGCACGGGTTGTAGCAGCATACTCAGAATCACTAAGAGATTTAATAGCCTTTGCAGGTAGGTATCTTTCACCTGTAGCCTTTGGTCCTTGGGTGGAGGGCTTACCACTTTTAGTCCTCCACTTTTGTTTGGTCCAAGACTTAAGACTCTTTTGACTTTTTGCTAGTGCCATTAGGTAATTTTTACCAACTTATAACCTTTGGCTTTAGCTGCAGCACGGATTTGAGCAAGAGTCATAGTAGGTTTCTTAACTGACCCACCTTTAGCATAACCTTTTTTCTTCATCATGCCACCTTTGTTCATCTTACCTTTACCATCCATAGCAAAGGAGGGAACCATTTTACCAGTCTTAGGGTCTTTAGACATTGGCATACCGCCACGTGCATAACCCTTCTTTTTCATGCCACCTTTAGCATAACCTTTTTTCTTCATAGCCATTGTATTATTCCTCTTTATAAAGATTGTTAAATACTCTGTCTGTATCCCAGACATAAGATGTTTCTTGTTTAGAATGAAACACGTTTTGATTAGGTTTAAAGTCAGGCGCACCTTGTCCTGTTTCAAACCAAGCTGGATGAGTTACCCTCACTCTGTTATTAGGTAACGCAACAATATTACCTGTGTATTCTCCTGCATCTAATAACTCTAATACGTGAGACTGTTTGTGTTGTGCAGGATCATCTGCAACTTCACTGTCTGTATAGTCTACTGTGAAGTAATATTTAGCAGGGTAAAACTCTCCATCAACTTTAGCAATCCATGGCGCTGGGCTTGCACGTTCTAACTTATAGACTGAGTGGTTATGTGACATACAGTCCCAAGGTTGAGCAAGGTATGGCGGTAGTTCTTCAGGCCAGTCTTCTAGTGGTGTATCTGCTACTAACGCAGTAAGGGGCATTCTAGCCCACATAGCACCGCCATGTACATTTTCAGTATCATCAAAGTCTGATTCACAGCCGGTAAAGATAACTTGAAAACTTAGTGTTCTATTTGGTAGAGTAGTTACACCAATCACCATACAGTGTAAAAAATCTCCGTGGTATTCTTCCATATTCTTTGTGTACTCTCTGCGTACCCAAGCTTTAAAATATGGTATGCTACTTGTTAGATGAGGCATTACGACTTATACCCACCACCTGCCTTTTTATAGGCAGAGGCAAGCATCTGTGCTTTACGTGCTGACCATTGACCCGGCGCACCACCTTTACCACCAGCTTTAATGCGATTAAATTGTTGTTTTCTCATACCGGGTTTAGTGTAATTACCTGCTTTGTTTACCGTAGAGCCACCTTTAGAAAACCCCATTTTATTTTTAAGGTTGTTTGTTTGTGACTTAACCATGCCACCTATATTATAAGTCATAGTTTTATTAGCCATTTTATTTACCTTTAGTTATTCTTTTTATAGCTGCACTTAAAGTTAGTCCTTCTTTTCTAATTAATTTATTTACATCTAATTTTTGTTTACTTGATAGAGCATAAAAAACTTTTAAAGTGGCGTTACTTGCTTGTTGTTGCCTTAAAATAGGATTACGATTTAGATTTTTTTCACTACGATCATCTTGTTTTACTTTTGCTACAATAGCTTTACCAGTTGCAGAAAGTTCACCAGCTTTACGAGAAGTATCTACCTTGGATCTTAAATGTTGTTTACCTGATCCTACTAAAGCTTTTGTTTTTGCACTAGCAACTGTTTTAGGTTTTGAAAGATTTTTACCTTTAGCATTTAAATAGGCTGTTAAAGCTTTACCTTTATAAAGACCTTTATTTTTTTCTTTCCAAGCATTTAGTTCTTCTTTAGTTACATCGGCAAGTTTAGTATTTTTTACTATTCTTTTACCTGCTGCTTTACGTTTTAAATACCCCGGTATACTATCAGTAGTTTTAGTAGGAGCTGCAGAGTTAAATTCTGCTTTAAACTTCTTCATTAAACCTTGTTTAGTTTCACCTTTTCTTAAAACAGTTTTTTTACCTCCATCAACTTTACTAATAAAAGTAAAGTTTTTTTCAATAGGATTCATTCTAAAAGCAGCTCTTGCTTCCCTAAACTCTCTATTAAATGTCTTCCTTTTTTCTGACGCTCTTTTTGTCATAGCTCTATGCCTTTATGTCTATCCTACCACTTGACTTTGTGGGACCAGTATTTTGCTGACAGCTTGCTCGTTGGTTTCCCTTGTGCATCATGTCTTGCATAATAGCTTTTTTTACGGGCTTTATCTTTCGCAGTCTTGGGGGCTTTACCCGCACCTTTAACGCCCTGCTGCCCAAATCTGATAAATTTATAAGTATCCCCTTCCTTAGCCATAACGCAGTGAGACTTAGTAGGATGTTTAGGAGTTCTCTTAGGTTTATTAACACCCTTAAGTCCTTCCTCTTTCATCTTAGTCTTGACTCGTTCAGGGATAGACATGGTAGTTCCTTGTGAATAATGAGGGGAACACCGGCGTCTAGTTTCACCCCCAACTTATAGTATAAATATTTTTACTATTTTTCAACGCCCAATCTCTTTGGCACACAATAAGCAACTGCACGATCTTCTGGTGCTATGCCATGTGTGCTGTATCTTCTTACTATTTCCTTTGCGTAGTAGTTGCATTGTTCTATGGTGTTGAATACCATATTGTCTTCTATAAGCTTCCTATCTATACCAAGATAGACGAGAAGAACGAAGGTATACATTACATCATTTCAAAGTGTGGTGCATCAATAAACGGTCTACGACCTTGTGAACGACGAAGATCTACGTACTCATTCATTGCGTCTTCCATAGAACCCTCATAAGAAGCAATGTCACCTACAGTCCATGCAGCTCCCCACTTGATAGAAACACTATGCACAACTGCAGCATCAGCCATAGCATCAGCAATCTCATCATACTTATTCAATGACCATGTAATATTAGGGCCGATGTAGGCTACAAGGTCTACTGCACGACCCTCTAGGTGCTTACTCTTCATTGTTTGACTTGCACCACTAGCTACAAGTTTCTCCTGCTCTTCTACAGTACGCATACCACAGGTAACACCAAAGTCTACTTTAGTAAGAGTAATAGCAGTCTTAACCACTTCTATTAACTTAGGATTAATACCTTCAAGTCTTCCTTCACTACGTGATGATAGTTTAAACGCCATTACTTTTCTCCGCTATGAGCTTTGCTTGCTCTCGTATTTGTTCTTGTTGTTTTTCTAATGCAATAAACTGCTTATCTAACTCGGATAGTTGAGGGATAGGTATTACGTTACGCATCGTTACTTTTTCCTTTTAATTAGGCCACCTTTATTAACTAAAGCACGAATAACTTTACCTTCTTTATTACGCTTTACTGGACCTTCTTGTTTTATTTTAGATTTGGGTGGCGGTCTTCCATAAAGGTCTCTTATAATTTTATCAAAATATACTGGGTTTTCTTTAAAAATTTTACGTAACCGCATCTTTTCCTTACCAGTAAGTCTAAATTCTTCTTTTTTATTTGTTGTATTAATACTCATTATTTTTTCCCAAAGAACTTACTCACTGACCTCATACCAATACTAGCTGATACAATTCCACCAAGAGCTATCTGATACCACTGAGGCATTACTTCAAGTGAGGCAAAACCTCTAGCTACTATCTCATTACCCCAATCCCCACAAAAGGCTAGGATTAATGGGATTGAGAATAACAGGGTAATCCACTCATCTTTCCATGAGTTCTGAGTGCCTTTCATAGCCTCAATATCCCAGTCAATCTCTCCTGTAAGCTGTTTCTTTTTAATCTCAGCCTCAGTTAATTTGATCTGGGTCTTACCATCTATGATACTGGTGGCTAGACCAGTAATGCTTCCTATAAGTTGGGTTATCATTTATGCTTCTCGTTTCCTAACCATACAGCAAAGCATCCTGTTAAGGCTCCCATACAGATAGACACTAAGCCTGACTGTTGAATTGATGGATCAGGTAGTGTCATAAACCAATGAACTGCTTGATAAGTTAATACTGTTACTGCAAACATCATAATACGTGGCATAATCTGCCACTTAAGTATACGTTCCATAATAATCTCTGGCATTACTCCCAATCCCTTTTTGTTCGTGGTTGAAATACGTCTTTGGCCTCAAGATGACCCTCTAGGTACATGGCTCTTTCAACATGATCTAGAGTATACTTGACGCCTGTATCTTGAAATATTGCTTCTCGTACATAGAAGACGTCTGATCTTGGGATATGCACTCTATGCATCTTCCCTTCGTCTTCTTCAGCTAATGCTAAGTAAAATTCTTCTAGTACATTATCACTAGAATAAGTTTTAGTTTTAGACATGGGTAGTTATACCTAAAAAATTTCTCCTGTCAAGAAGAAACGACAAAGAATCTAAGAAAATTCTTGGGTACTTAAAGTATACTTTAAGTGTACCTTAAGTATCTATTACTACTATTAATTATAAAGGTAGTAATTTTACTTAAAGTAAGCTTTAAGTTACTTTAAGTATACTTATTATACCATACTTTAAGTATTTGTCAAGAGAAAAGTTAAGATTTTTTACTTTTATTATTGATAAGGTGGAGATAGGACACTTAAAGAGTTCTTAACGGCGAGGATCGGGTATTATCTTTGGGTAGAATACCCTCTGAGAGGCTGTGAGTGGCTCTCTAAGTAGGCATGTCGTATATTCATGGGGGTCTACCTACCGAACACCTTAAGATGGCTGGATTATGATTAACATTATGTGATCACAAAAGGTATAGGATTATGTATGGAGGGGGATTATGTGATCACAAAGTAAATATGGGGTATTTGTTAAGGTAGTTACCAAGTGTATTTGACCCCCCGCTGTCATTGAGTGTATACGTATACGTACACCCCCCGCGTGGCCCATGCCCCCCTATGCTTTAGTATGGGTATGACACCGGCTTTTGACATTATGTATATACTTTAGTATGCCAACCTACTGAAAAGATTATGTTTTATATACAATGTACTATTCTTAAGTATACACGAACAGGGTTTTTCCTTGTGTTTTCAAGGGGTTGTGAGTTGGGGTGAAGTCATGCTCTTTACACTATACCTAATACATTATGTCTGCACATATACCCCACCCCATTATGTCAATCATACTGCCCTATTTATTATGTCTATACATTATGTCTTATACATTATCTCTTATACATTATCTCTTATACATTATGTCCTATACAACAACTCTTATACATGAATAATTTATTCCTGTTATGAATAATCTCCAGTGAATCAAAAGTATGTATCACCTA